TCTACCATAAGAGTAATTAAAGGAACTTCAACATCTGATATTGTAATAAATCCACAGGCTACAAGGTTAATCACTGAAGTATTTAACAAATCGGGAGCAACGATTTCAAAGGGTGCTGTTATTTACATAGATGGAAAGCACTCAAACAATATGCCATCTATCGCTTTGGCACAAGCAAACAATGAGGAGAACTCATACAAAACATTCGCTTTGGTAGCTGATAATATACCAAACATGAGTAGTGGTTACATTATTCAGGCAGGTACTATAACAGGATTGAATTTACCTACAAATCAATACACTGATGGTGATGTTTTATACTTGTCACCGACAGTTCCAGGAGGATATACTACTACAAAGCCATTAGCTCCTTATCACATCTGCAAACTTGGTTCGGTGGTTAATGCCCATCCTGCACAGGGAAGGATTGAAATTAAAATAGAAAACGGATGGCAGTTAGATGAATTAAGCGATGTTACAATTCCTTTATATCCTGCTGATTCTGTTTTACTGCAATACAGTAGGGTGGATTCTTTATGGCATGATGTTAGCCCGTTGACTGCGATAGGAAATAGATATATCAAGCCGACTGATACAGTAAGTCTGTCAAATAGGATTAATCTTAAATTAAATGCTACTGACACTGCTTCTTTGAGTAGTAGAATAAACACTAAATTTGATGCTACATCTTATGAGTGGTTATGGACTACAGGGATGCAAGCTTTGGGAAGTACAATAAAAGGCGTAAACCTTGGCACTCCTGTATTTTATTCACAAGGTGCGGCTGCATTTTTAACAAATGGAGCAGTAAGATTTGTGCCTTATTATTTACCACAATCACAAACAATCACAGGAGTAAAATTCTATCAAGCAAATACTGCAAACTATGTAGGCAATAACTACAACGGAGTTGGTTTATATTCTTATTCAGGAGGTACTTTAACACTCGTAGCAAGTTCAACAAACGCTTCAAACTTTTGGATAAATACGATTAACACATGGGTGACTAAGCCTTTTTCATCTACTTATTCAGCGAGTGCAGGTATTTACTATATCGGTATGATGTATTCTTTTTCATCACAAACTACTGCTCCACAAACTATTGGAGGATCAACAGTAAATAATAATTTCGCCACATTTGATTTAACGAATAGCGCAAAGATAGCAGGGGTGTCTGCAACAGGCCAAACTTCACTACCTTCTACTATTTCGATGTCAAATATTAACAACACTACCAACGTACCTTTAATCTATCTATATTAAAATGAACACACGTATAATTGAACCAAAAACAATTTGGACTCCATCAGGAGAAAAGACTGCGATTATATTCGCATTGACTAACTTCACCAACTATCGCTTTGATAATGGACCTGGGTTGGTTAGTTATAAACTTACAGGCATGGAAAGTCCAGGTACTTCTATTGATGAGAATGGGGAAATAGTCGCAATGCCTGAATCGGCTTTCGATTATTTTATGGGAACGATGGAAATACCTGCAAATGTTATTCAGCAGTGGGGTGAAAGTGATGAGATAATTTTTAACTACGTAGCAAATCAATTAGGTTTAACTATAATTAATAACTAAAATGAAACATCTTGACCTTTTGGCGGTTTGGGGTTTATCCATTGTGTCCTTTCTTACGAGCAACGAAATGATAGCTCTGTTTGCCATTACTGCTTCTTTAACGACTATCATTAAAAATGTGCCTGGAGTATGCAAAGTCATTAAAAACATCTTAAATAAATAAACATGAAACAAGATTGGAAAACAACTATTAGCGGTCTTATCGGTGCGGTGGGTGCTTACCTTGCCACATTGGAAAATCCTACTTTAAAAATGATAGGTCAGATACTGACTGCAGTCGGTATCGGTTTACTGGGTTATCACTCTACAGACAAATAAAAGCCATTAAAGACACTTTATGCGACTTTGGTACATTGTATCAGTTTTACTTTTATCGGGGTGCTATACGCTTAAAAAAGCCGAAAAAGACATTAATAAGGCAAAGCTGAATTATCCTGACCTAATCGCTGATAAATGTGCTGAATGGTATGGGTGTGATACGGTGACCATAGTCAGGGATTCAGTCCAGTTTAAGGAGTGGGTTAATGAGATTCATTCCTTTGATACTATCACAGATACTATTCGATTAAAAGACAAATGCCCTGAAATACTGGTTAAGTACAGGGAAGTGATTAAAAGAGTGCCTCCGATACGTGACACTATTAAGATTAAAGACAAGGCGGAAACTGAATCATGGAGGTTAAAGTATGAGGCGATAAGAAAGGAGCATGAAGGTAATTTAAAGCTTACCACTAAATTGTCATGGGTGGCATTATTTTTATTGATAATTTTACTCATAATCGCAATCCTTAAAAAATGATACCATCGCAAAAAGCCATTGATTTGATTAAAAAGTTTGAGGGGTTTAAGACAAACTCTTATTTATGTCCTGCAGGAGTGCCTACTATTGGATATGGTTCGACTATTTGGACTGATGGAAGGAGAGTAAGATTAGGGCAGGTAATTAGTTTACAGGATGCTGAAAAGTTAGTAGCTTATCATTTAGCGAATGTCATTCACTTTATCCCTGATAACGTAACACAAAACCAGTTTGATGCTTTAACATCGTTTCTTTACAATGTTGGTGTAGCTAACTTCAGAAAATCAACACTACTAAAAAAGGTAAAAGAAAATCCCGATGATGTAAGTATTAAAGATGAGTTTATGAAATGGACTTTGGCACGTAAGAATGGGCAATTAGTTCAGTTACCTGGGTTAGTTAAACGTAGAAAATACGAAGCAGATTTATATTATGAAAAAGATTAGCCAAGCAAATAAAGTCAGTTTTGGAAAGCGTAAAGGTGGCAAAGCCAAAAAAGGTAAAGGCCCAAAAGATAAACGTACATCTAAATACAGAGGGCAAGGATGATAAAACTATCAGATACAGCAAGGGAGTACCGTAAGAAATATCCTGATATGCCTACCTTAAAATTGGCAAGGATAATGTACAAAGAGAATAACTTATTATTTGCTGATGTTGAAAGGGCGAGAAATTCGCTAAGACATATAGAGGGTAAAATGGGCAAAGTGAAATTTAATCAAATAGATAAAAATCATTTAAACTTTGTTATGAAAAAAGAACGACCTCGCAATCCATACAACCTACCCGAAAGCCATCAGGAGAAAAGAGAGCCATTTATCCTGCCGAAAGGATGCGATAATATCCTACTTATATCAGACCTACATATTCCCTACCATGATGTTGATGCTATTACTTTGGCTTTGCAATATGGTCAGAAAGAGAAAGTGAATACCATCTTTATCAATGGTGATTTGATAGACAACCATCAAGTAAGTAAGTTCGAGCATGATCCTAAAAAGCGGTCAGTCAAATATGAATTTGATGCTACAAAATCATTCATTGTTTCTTTGCGGTCAGCTTTTCCCGATGCACATATTTACTGGTTAAAAGGAAACCACTGCATCCGTTGGGAGAAGTTCTTACTAATGAAAGTTAGGGAGATATGGGATGATCCATACTTCACCCTGGAGGAAAGATTAAGATTGAATGAGGAAAGGGTTATTATGATAGATGACAAGACCTTAGTAAAGGCAGGGAAGTTATCAATCACACATGGCCATCACGTATTTAAGGGTGTATTTAGTCCAGTCAATCCTGCTCGTGGAGCATTCCTAAGAGCTAAGCAGTCGGTTATTGTAGGCCATTTACATAGGGCCTCATACCATCCCGAAGTTGACTTAGATGGAAAAGTTATCGGATGTTGGTCCACAGGGTGTCTTTGTGAACTTAAACCTGACTATTCGCCTTTAGTTAGTAATTCTCAACATGGGTTTGCTCATATCTTAGTGGAAAGTAACGGAGATTACACGGTAAAGAATTATCAAATAATCAATGGTAAAATACTATGAGTGATGAAATTATCGGAACGGAATCTGTAGAGGTAGAGGTAGAGTTTACTACCAGGGAGGAGTATATCGGATGCGCTTATAGTTCTATTGTTGCAGTATCAGATATGGATTCGGGGTTAATGAATAAGACAGACCAGGCACGGATAAAGAGAATCAGAAGGATGTGCTTACGTATTTTGGATGAATGTGTAAAGGAGATGCACGATGAATTGTTTGAAACTGATGAAGAAGATAGTTAGCATTGTTTATATTTGCATTGTTTTAAGTGAATAGTTTATGTTCCCTCCTTTGTTTCTACTTAGGGGGTTTTTTATTTTCATGGTTGTGGTCGGCCGATGTTTCTACATTGGCCTCTTTTTTTAGATATTATTTAGTGGTTTTAGTGGTTTTTAGATATTTTCTAAATCTTTCCAAAAGTCAAAAATAAATTTGGTTTGTGCATTGTTCGTGCATATCTTTGTGAAACAAAAGGAAATTATTAACACTTAAAACAAAAACCATGACAAACAAAAACTTCACATTTTCAAATCAAAATTGTTCATTTAGCTTCAATTTAGAAACAAAAGAAATTAGTGGTTCAGACCATACTGATCAATGGAATATGCCAAGATGTTACAATCAAAATACAAGATCAATTAAAAAAGCATTAGAATCTGTTACTAAATCTTTTAATGATAATCTTTCAATGTATCAAGTAATGAATATTATTTGTGATGCAGGTGTAAGAATGAGATCATATTGTTCAATGGACTAAATAAAACATCAGGGGTGCGACTGTAACGCACATTTTTTTAACCTTAAAACAAAAACCATGAAAAAAGAAACACTGCAAATCATCGCATTTTTTGTCCTTAGCTTTCTTTGTATGTTAGCCGACAACATCTTCTAATTATTTAATCACTTAAAACAAAAACCATGCTACAGGTAACACTTATCAATTCAGACATTTGGAATGAAGATTTATTCAATTTTTGCAACAATCTAAAAGAGCATAACAAGACTCCAGAGCAGTGCAAAGAATTAATCTACAAGTATTTTGATGTATTTAATATCCGATTTCACAAAAGATATGAAGTCCAGGAGATTAATAACTGCCTACTTATCTACAAAGATTTAACTCATTTACTGACTATAAAGTTTGAGTTATGACACTACTGATAACAACATTAATCATAATCAATCTGCTAATATTTTATGCCATTAAAAAACAAAGAAAGGATTGAACGTATTATGCTATTCCTAATCACTAAAACAAAAGTTAAATTTTACAACCATGAACAAAAGTACAAACATCGCAGAGCTGTGCAAAGCATTAACCCTATTCCATGTAAAGGTAGGGGACATCGTTAAGGATGCTAAAAATCCTTTTTTCAAATCTACGTACGCATCACTTCAGAACATTCAGGATGCCATTCGTGAGCCACTAATCGAATGCGGTCTTACAGTCAGTCAGCATCCCGAAGGAGAGCATGGCCTTACTACTATTATCATGCACTCATCAGGTGAATGGATTGAAAGCCACTATGTAATGACTCCAGTAAAGAATGATCCACAAGGAATAGGATCATGTATAACCTATCAAAAAAGGTACGCATTGACAAGTGTACTAAACTTATCAATCGGAGATCCTGATGACGATGGCAACCGTGCTACCTACGGTAATGACACTCCTGCACAAACAGAAAAGAAAACAATAACCACTGCATACTACAGAGATGCTAACGGTAAATTAGTAGAGAAGAAATGGCTAAATAAAGATTCAAAAGAATTTAATCAAGTCGTAGAAAAATTAAAAGCAGGCAACACAGACATCTACAAAGTAAAAGATTATTTTAGGGTATCATACGAAATGGAAACTTTGCTTTTGTCTTATATTCCAAAAGTAGAAAAAGTTAAATCTAAAAAAACAGAAACAAATAATGGATACACTGACTCTGATTCAATTCATTACAGAGGAGGTGACTAAAACTTAAAACTATGCACTACTACGCACAAATCGAAAAGCACTTCATAAACTATCTATTCAAAAAAGATATGTCTTATACTCGGCTTAAAGATACCGAGAGATTGATTGACACTATAATCTATTCGGAGGAGCAAATAAATCTCCTCCGAAAGATTCACCCTGACATAGTTGCTTTAAGTTATGGGAGGGCAACAGTACAGACCAGGGCATTACATCGTAAAAAGTTTACTGAAGTATCAAACGACCGCAAACACTTAATTGTAAAATACTTAAATCTATAAACATATACTTCATCACATAAAACAACCATTAAAAAATAATAAAATGAATAATCTAAACCATCAAATCAAAAAATCTGACATCAAATTTTTCAAACCTAAATCAAATAAAGGCAGGACATTCGGTGATTGTTTATATGATATTTATATAACAATAGGTATAAAAGGAAAAATCAGACAATCAAATAGACATGAATTAAATTTAAAAAACTTTTCAAGAAAAGAAAATACTCAATACTGGAAATATATTAAGGTAGGTATTTATCAAAATGATATTTATATATGTTCAGGAGAAATCACAGATGGATATAAAATATCACTACCAAATTATGCTGTTACTAATAAGGATTTAGTTCTTACTATTTGCGATCATTATGATTTAAACATTCCTAAGAAACCTGATGAGTTTTTTAAAATAGGATTTAATGTAGAAAAAATACCAGTATTAGGAGGAATGAATCAAATCTATAAATTAATAAAATTATGATCACAGTTTACATGAAAGAAAACTACACAGGAGCTTATTCCGCTATTCAGTACGGAGTCAAAGGCGATAAAGTTTATGTTCTTAAACGAGAGGAAACAGGCATGACACTTGTAATGAATGACAACGGTTTAAAGTTCTACGTTCACGACATTATTTTATCACTTAACCCAATTCAAAAAGATGCAACTATCATACCAGTACAGCAAAAATCTAAGAGAAAGATTCGATGATTACCATCGTAAACAACCCGAAGTCTATGAGGCATTCCGTAAATACACTATCCAGGCAATTCAATCAGGGTATAAGCATTTCGGAGCTCAAATGATAATTGAAAAGATAAGATGGCAGTCGGCTATTGTTAAAAAAGACCATGACTTCAAGATTAATAACGACTTCGCATCTTTTTATTCCAGGATGTTTATTTTAGAATATCCATCTTACTCCGATTACTTTAGGACACGAACATCAGTCGCTGATGAATTACTTACCGAAAAAAAAACAAATGAGATTTTACAGATACTTTAGAGACAATCCACCCGAAGGAACGGAACGACTTTCATCAAATGAAATTATTAGCAGGGTTTGTAAGTACTTTGGCCATCCTGTTGAGTTTGTAATGGATAAGACAAGGAGGCAGGAATACGTAAAGACGAGATATATTATCGCCTATGTCCTTGCCTATGATTCATACCTTAACATGAGTTTGAGTTCGATAGCTTTTGCGATTGGTAAAAGGGATCACACTACAGTCATTCACGGACTTAAACAGATAAGAAACGAGATTGAAAACTACGACTCCATTCGTGAACTGGTTTACGATGTATTTGTTTTTGTCTATGGATCGGATTCTTATTTCCCTACTGAATTAAAAAAGTTAGTAAGTGCTGAGGTTCGTAATGATTAAAGTGGTATATTTGCTTATCAAGGATCTGTTAAAGAAGGACGAACCTTTAACGGATTCAGTTTGCTAAACACAAACATCCGCCTACCTGTTCGTCCCAGGTGGGCTTTTTTATTTTATGCCAATAAATAAATATTACACATCAGTTGGAGAATCTAAGGATGAATTAGAAGTTTTTCACAACATTGATAATCAATGTACTTTTATTATGAGAAATCAAGAATTAAGACATTATTGTGTATTAGAATTTACTTCTGATGAATTAACAGATTTAATTAATGAACTTATTAATATTAAAAAACAAATTGAATCAAATGAGCTTCATTAAAATACATCGGGAGCTTATGGAAAGCTATGCCTTTGCTAATCCTAAGCATTTAAAGATATGGTTATGGCTATTAATGAAAGCTAACTATAAAAAAGGTTATGCCTTAATTAGTACTGGTCGTGGTGAAATGACTGTTGAAGTTAAAAGAGGTCAATTAATTTTTGGAAGATTTAAAGCAGAGGAAGAACTTGAAATGGATGGAAATTTCATTTATAGAACTTTGCAAAAATTTCAGGAATTAGGACAGATAAATATCAAATCCGACAGCCATTTTTCAGTCATAACTATTTGTAAATATGATAGTTATCAAAGCCAAGAAAATGAAAGTGAACAGGCATTGAACAGGCAACGAACAGGCAACGAACAACACGTGAACAACACACGAACAACACGTGAACAACACGTGAACACATCTAAAGAAGAATTAGAAATTAAAGAAGAAAAAGAAGTGTTAGAAATAGCTCCAACGCAAAAAATCGTTGTTAAGTCAATTTATCCAATGCATTCAGATTTTAATGGATTGCCTGACCAATACATAGAATCTGTAAAAATGCAGACTTATCAGACAAAAAAAATAATGCTTGAATTATCAACAATTAATGAACTTTGGCATGCTTTCAAACTTCAGAATCTTGATGGTCAAAAAATGTATCAGAATGAAAATGATGTCTACAAACATTTTGTAAATTGGTTTAAAACACAAAAATTTGATAATAATGGAAATGCAACTAAGTCACGTGCTCAAAGACATTCAGACGGTCTCAAACACCTCATTAATCTCGGAAATCAAGAACTTGCCAAAGTCATGGCAATTAATCAGCAAAATAAAACAGAATAGCCAGGCTTTTTCAAA